TGAAGGTTAAGTATCCGGTCGAGTTCTACGCAGCAGCAATGTCTGTCATTGATGATGAGGAAAAGGTTACGTCATTGGTGATTGACGCGCGGAAGATTGGTATCGAAGTGATGCCGCCTGACATCAACATTTCTAGTCGAAGGATCGAGATCGAAAGCGACAAGCTGATCTATGTGCCGTTTCAAGCGGTGAAAGGCATCAGCACGAAAGTCGCGGGTCACATTCTTGAGGCTCGAAGCGAGCTACAGGCAAAGACCGGAAGAACCAAGTTCGCGAGCGTCGAAGAGTTTGAGGATACGCTGTCTGCCTTGGGGATCAAGGGCAAGGTTAATGCAAGACATCGCGCAAACCTTGATGCCGTTGGTGCGTTCGCTTCGATTCAAGAGGGCGCGCTTAAGCCGCTTGCTGTTGAGCGCCTGAAAGACCGCATCAACCTTATGCCGGGTTTCACCGTCGATGCTGTGAAGGCAACTCGCGGTATCGCTGATGACAGACTTGCGAAGATCAAGATCATGGAAATCGTGGGCGAGGTCAGCAAGTGCGATAAGTGCTCGCTGAAGGGTAAGCCTCACGCAAGTGCTCGACTGGGCAAGACTCCGAAGTTCATGATGGTTTTCGATAGCCCGACCTATGGGGAAGGGCAGGAGGGTAAGTTGCTTGAGGGTGATGCAGGTTCTTCTGTTGTGAGGATGGCACTCAAAGACGCGGGACTCTCAGTCAATGATGGCTACTTCACTGCGCTGGTGCGATCCCCCAAGCCTAAAGAAGCAAAGGCGCTGAGTAACGAGCAAATCAACGGCTGCAGTGAGTACCTTGCGAGGGAGATTGAAATCCTAAAGCCGCAGGTGATCATTGCAATGGGCAGTAATGCGGTGCGCTACTTTGCACCGGGGGTGAAGGGTAGTCCTGCAGAACTCGCAGGAAAGGTCATTTACCGGGAAGACCTCGAAGCAAGCGTGATCTTCGGAATCAATCCCGGTATGGTTTTCTTTGACGCAAGCAAGGTTGTTCACGTCCAAGAATCAATTCGTAAGCTTTCTGAACTCGTAACTTAAAGGGAAAAACATGTCGCTCTCAAAGGAAGAACTGGACCAACTCGAAATGCTCGAAAAGGGCGAATCGGTCGAACAAGAAAGTGTGGGTCAAAAGGCAGAAGCACCCGTCAGTCGAGCGCCCGCACTCGAAACCTTCATCGATGCCGCAGAACTGAAGCGGGATGTCACGATCAATCTGAGCGATCTCGACAGCGCAATGGTCCAGCACGCAAGTCTGTACCTGCATTACGCGGGTCTGACCGTTAAGGCTCGTCGTCAGTACGACCGTCTGAAGAACGCATTCGAAATCCTCGAAGCGAAACTTGATGCTCATTACCGTGACTCGTTCGCGAATGAAGGCAAGAAGGTTACCGAGGGCGCAATTCGTCAGGCTCTGGTCGCAGACATTCGCTGGTCCCAAGCGCAAGCGCGTGTGATCGAAGCGGGTTCGATCTGGCGTATGTGCGAGGTCGCTGAGAACTCGTTCGAACAGCGTAAGGACATGCTTCTCGAAATCGCCCGTGACCGTCGTAAGGAACGTGAAGGTCAATTGCGGGTGAGCGAACTGACCGCCCTTAAGGATCAGGTGCTCGAAAAGGTCGGGCAACGTCGATCCGCTTAATCTTGTGGCGAGTAAGTAAGAGGTGAGGTATAATTGCCTCTTGCTTACTGACTACAATCAACGAGCAACAAACCACAAACAACCTGTTAGAGAAAAGAGAAAGGGAATACAAATGTCAAATCTCATGGACCTGATCAACGCAAAGCGCAAAGCTCTGTCGAATGACCGTCAAAAGACTATTCGTCCGGCTGATGGTCGCGGTCGTTACCGCATTCTCCCGTCGTGGCGTGCTGCTGATCACGCTCAACCCGATCAGTTCTGGCACGACTTCGGTCTGCACTACATCAAGGACATGGCTGGTAAGGTGAAGGCGGTGTATGTCTGCACCGACAAGACCTTTGGTAAGCCCTGCGGTGTGTGTGACGCGATGCTGCAAGCCCAGCACCACATTACCGACGACGAAACCATGAAGGTGATTCAGGGCGCGAAGGCGACCGCTCGTGTGCTGGTGAATGTTCTGCACATCGACGGCCCGACGCCCGACGTGCCGCAGATTCTTGAACTGTCTCCGACGACGTTCAATCAGTTCCTCGCGATCATTCAAGAGTGGGGCGGTGAAGTGCTCGACCTCGAAAACGGTAAGGACATCGTGATCGAGAAGTCGGGTAAGGGTCTGGAGACCAAGTACGGTATTCAGATCGCCGCGAAGTCGAAGCCGGTCCCGAAGGAAGTGATGTCGAAGGTTGCAAACCTCGATGAGTACGTCGCTCAGGAAAGCGAAGAGCAGCAGCGTCGCGCTATCGCGAACCTGAATGCTGTCGCGGGTCTGCTGTCGGCTGCACCGAGCGCTGGCACCAGTTCGGGTTCTTCGAGCCGCGAAGCGATGTCGAAGCCGCCTGTTGAGGATTTTGACGAAACGCTCGAAATCCCCGAAACCTCAACCTCAAGCGCTGGTACTGGTGACCCGGAACTTGACGATCTGCTCGGGCAACTGACGGGCGATAACTAAGTCATCACTGAGGAAGGGCGGCTTCGCGCCGCCCTTTTTCTTTGGAGGTTCAGATGGGTCTAATCATCGTTGATGGCAACAGTATCGGTCATGCGAACCATAGCGGAGCGCTTCTTACAGCGGGCGCTATGGAAACGCAGATGATCTACGGGACCGTCAAGTCGCTACGTGGTATGGCAACCAAGTATCACAACTACCAGATCATCGTGCTTTGGGACGGAAAAACACGCTGGCGTCAGCAAATCTACTCTGAGTACAAGGGTAATCGTCTTGCGAAAGACGAAAAGGAGCAGGCGTCAAAAGACAGTTACGAAAAGCAGGTCAAGTACGCACGGAAGATGATTCAGCATATGGGCATAGGTCAGTGCTACGCGACCACGCACGAAGCAGATGACATTGCTCGCCAGTTCATCGACCGCGCATTGTCGGCAGACAAAGACGTAATTCTCTGCACCGGAGATAAAGACTGGCTTCAGTACGTGCAACCCGGTGTGATGTGGTTCGACCCTATCAGGGATCGTATGGCAAATCACAGCACGTTCTTCGAATTCACGGGATACCGCACACCCTATCAGTTCGTTCAGGGCAAGGCGCTGCAGGGTGACATCTCTGACAACATTCCCGGAGTTGGGAAGATCGGGGAGAAGGGTGCGCCAGAACTGCTAGCTCAGTTCGGTAGCGTTGAGAACTTCTGGAAGATGGTCGATGAAGGAACTTTCATCACTAAGACCAAGGCTCACCAGCACCTCGCCGCACCTGAGACCCGCGAAGTATTCAATCGCAACATGAAGCTCATGAGTCTGAGAGACGCTCCCGCGCCACTCGCTAAAGACATGGTGATCATATCGCCTGACTACAATGAAAGTAAGTTCTTGGTGATGTGTGAAGCACTCGCTTTTCGCAGTATTGCCAAAGACGTAAGCGGATTTCTTGAGCCGTTCAGAAAGACAGAAAGGAAAGCAGCGTGATTAGTAAGGATTACTGGGTAATCAGAAACAAGAAGACAGGCCAGATCATCGAGAAAGGAAACGGTTCATCTACACCGGGGCTGTACGCGTCTGAAGGTAAGGCGAATGGCAAGATTAAGCAGTTCTGGAAACCCGAAGAATGGGAAGCTGTCCCGGTTCTTCTCACTGAGAAGGTGGCAGCATGAGTGCGCTTGACGATCTCGCCAAAGAACTCGAAAAGGCTATTGGCGCAAACAGTGATAAGCAAGCGGTGACTAACTTCATCGACACGGGCTTCCCGCCCCTGAACAAGATAGTCAGCGGTGACTTCAGCAATGGTCTGCCGCAAGGTCGCCTGATGGAAATGTATGGTCCGTCATCGTCGGGCAAGACCGCTATCGCTACCAAGTGGATGATTCAGGCTCAGCAGCAGGGCGGTGTCGCAGGCTTTATGGACCATGAGCGTTCGTTCGATGTCGATCTTGCAAAGTCGATGGGGCTGACTGACGAGTTTCCGTTCTGGATTTACAAGCGGCCTCGCACTTGGGAAGAGTCGAATATGCTCATGGCGAAGGCGGCTGAGATCATTCGCAAAAGCGGTAAGTTCGCACCTGACGCGCCGATCTTGTTTGTCTTCGATTCGATTGCAGCAGCGCTTCCTAAGAGCACTGTTGAGAAAGAGATCGACGAGTACAACATGAACGACACGACGGCGCTCGCTCGCGTCACCTCAACCACTCTGAAGTCGATTGCTCAGTATGCTGAAGACCATAACTTCACCGTGCTGTACCTGAACCAGATTCGTACGAAGCCGGGTGTTGTGTATGGTGATCCGACGACTACGCCCGGTGGCGGTGCAATGGAATTCTATGCGACGACCCGTATCGCACTGGGGCGCAAGAAGATCATGGAAGAGCGCGGCGGCGAGAAGGTCTTCATTGGTCAAGAGATCACCATGAAGACGGTGAAGAACAAACTCACGCGACCGTTCCAAGAGGTATCGTTCCGGATGATGTTCGATGACAACGGTAACGCGAGCTTCGATGTCACTGGCTCTACCGTCGATTGGCTTGTTCAGAAGGGCAAGCTTGCATCGTCTGGCCCGAGAGTGACTTGGATCGACGGCAAGCAATACTTCAAGAAAGCGCTGGTCGCTCACATCGAATCGACGGGTCAGCAAGCCGAGCTTGTCAAACTCTGTCAGACCTAAGTAACAGCTCGCCTCCCTACAATGGTTCGTAGGGAGGTTTCACAATGTGCTACGTGATCGAGTTCGCGCCGCCCATGAGCGGCTTTGAAGGCTCTTTCAACACTTTCCGTCTTGGTCTTAAGTGGTCCCGCGTCCTAAAGCCGGGAGATAAGGTACTGCTCGTCGATAAGAAGCAGTCGATGGTTTTTGCTGTTGCTCAGGTAGAGGGCGTGCATACGGGCAAACTCTCTGAAATGGCGCAAGAGCATGCTGCTAGAAACCATAATCAAAAGGGACTTGATTCGGGCGAAGCCCCGTCGAGACTGACCGTTAACATGATCAAGCGCTACGGTCCTCACAAATGCAGTGAGAATAGCAAGGTCACGGTCATAGACCTTCGGAGAACGAAATGAAAAAGATTTATCACGACACTCTCATGTACTTCGGAAAGTACAAGAACATGGCGGTCATGGACATCGTCAAGAAAGACCCCGGATATCTTATCTGGTGTCAGGCGGCGGGAATCGTCGAGATGGACGATAAGACGCAAAATGAGCTTTCAAAGTGGGTCAAAGCCAGTCATGCGAACGCGCTGTATGCCGCGAAGCAAGTGAATGCGGGACTCTCTTACAGAAAAGATAAAGGTGCTATCCCTACCGTTGATGGTAAGTCATCGATGATTGATGAGAACGATACGCTACCCGACGTATCCGCTGTGAAACAAAGTTTTCAAGCGGCGCAGGCGGAGAAATCAGCGGGATGGGGTGACTGGTGATACTCGCTACCGCGATGCTGTGTCTCAGTCTGAACATCTATCACGAAGCGCGTGGAGAGCCGATTGAAGGTCGTTACGCGGTTGCTCAGGTGACGATGAACCGGGCGGGTGACGAGTCGCGTGTTTGTGATGAAGTTCTTAAGCCCAAGCAGTTCAGTTGGACGACAAACATGGTCAAGGGCAAACGACTTCTACCAATCGGAATCCCGAAAGAAGAGAAGGCATGGAGACAAGCGCAAGCGATGGCTCAAATCGTTCTGAAAAACTCTGTGCAGAACCAGCTTCCAAACGTGCTCTTCTACCATCACATTACAAAAGCCCGTCCCACGTGGAGAAATAAGATGGCGATCTTCGCGGACATTGGCAATCATCGTTTCTACATATACGAAAGAAAAACATGAAACCGTACGTAGTCATGGCGGATGTTCATCTTCACAACTGGTCTTCATTTTCGACAATTGATGAAGACGGTGTAAACAGTCGTCTCAAAATGCTGCTCAACGAGATCAAGCGTGCCGTAAATTTTGGCAGGTCGAAAGGGGCGGAGCGCTTGGTCATCGCGGGCGATCTTTTCCATGTGCGGGGAAGTATTGCGCCGAGCGTGCTTAATCCAGCAATCGACACCTTCCAAGAGATTATCGACTCTGGAATACAGGTTGTCATCATCCCCGGAAATCACGATCTTGAGGGAAAGAATTCTGATCGATTGGGCAGTGCTGTAACTGCGCTTGAAAATGCAGGCTGTGTCATTGTGCACAAGCCTGTTATTTGGGACGAAATGTTCTTGGTCCCTTGGCACGACTCTGTCAAGAGTCTGCAGAAGGTCATTGAGGATATCGCCCGTGATAATGAAGAGCCGGGTTACATCCCTCTTTCGCACTATGACCTCATTCTTCACGCGCCCATCGACGGAGTGATATCAGGCTTGCCCGATCACGGTTTGAAGCCTGAGTGGCTTGCGAAGTTCGGTTTCAAGCGGGTCTTCTCTGGTCACTACCACAACCATAAGAAGTTTGATGGCGGAATCTACTCTATCGGCGCGCTCGCTCATCACACATGGTCTGATGTGGGAAGCAAGGCGGGGTTTCTGGTGGTGACTGATAAAGAAGTCATTTACAGCGCCTCTCATGCGCCGTCTTTCATCGACATCACTGACAAGGCTGACCCTGACGAGATTCCCATACTCGTTGATGGTCACTATGTCCGAATCAAGACCCCTGTCGCGAACAGTGCAATGATTCAGTCCGTGAAAGATGAATTGACGGGTTACGGCGCAAAGGGCGTGGTTGTACAGACGGTCAAGGCTGCGGTTCTGAAGCGTGAGAACAGCGCGGTGACAAGTGGTGTGCAGGCGGGCATGTCTCTGGTTCAAAGTGTGTCTAAGTACATCGAACTCGAATACGAAAACGACAGCAACATTGCAAGTGAGGCGATGTCTGTCATGACGGAGGCAGGGCTATGAGCATTCGCAGAACGTACGTGAAACCAACCGTAACTGAAATCGACTCTCGCAGCGGCAAGCGAGAGCGGTTTGAACACCCTGCGTTCGGAATTGTGACTCTCTCGACCGTTTCTCACGGACCTTCTGCGACCCTGTTTGGATCAGAAACCAAACATCCGCAAACTGTGCGTGTCGAAGTGCGGGAGGCAATTATGGACCGCGACCTCGGCAAGAACTGGTATCACGGGAATGGTGGCGTCCTGATCGAGTTTGAAATGTCGTTTTCGCAGTTTGCGAACTTTGTGATGAGCAGCGGGAAAGGTGACGGCACGCCGTGCACACTCATTTACACACGCGACGGGAGCTTGGTTGGCAAGCCTAATATCTCTCCCATGGAGTCAGAGGTAAAAACGCTCAAGAAGGAAGTGCGTGACAGCGTGAACGAGTCTCTCGAAGACTTGCGAGAACAGGTTGATCAACTCGCTACGATGGTCGAAGAAGGAAAGTTCGGTAAGAAGGCGGTTGCTGAGATCGTCAAGGGAATGCGCAACACGATGGAGAACGCGGGTCGCAATCTCGAATTCTCTGTGACCTCTGCCGAACGTGCGATTGAAAAGATTGTCGAATCCGCTAAGACAGATATCGAAGCTTTCATTGATAACCACGCCCGCCAAGTCGGTTACGAGAACATTAAGCAAATGGGGCTGATTGAGGGGAGCAAAGGTGAATAAGAAGATCGCGCACTATTGGTACAGCGATGGATACGAAATCACCATTTACGCGAATGATCGAAGGATATTCGTCGTCGATGGGAAAGACGGCGGTACTCCTTTCTCGAAGCACCTCGGTCATTCCGAAGAGTATCCCGATAACGGTACAGAACTTGCCGATTACAGCTATGAGACAATCGGTCTGTTCTACGATTACGAAATGCGTGAAACCGGATGGAGTGGTGACTGCTGATGAAAATCAAAAGGCTTGAAATCGACAACTTTCTGACCGTTGGTCAGGGTCAGCGCGTTTCGCTCGACGACAAGGGTCTGGTGCTGATTCAGGGCGTCAACAAGGACGACTCGTCAGCACGCTCGAACGGTGCGGGCAAGTCGTCGATTGCTGATGCCCTGTGTTGGGCACTCTACGGTGAGACGGCACGCGGTGTATCGAGTGATGATGTTGTGAACATCGCAGCGAAGAAAGACACGCGGGTTGAAGTCGAGATCGACATGGAAGGTACGTCGGTCGTCATCGCTCGTTATCGCAAGCACAAGACCTACAAAAATACGTCACGGGTGACTGTTGGTGGTGTTGATGCGACCAAGGGCACCGAAAAGGAAACTCAAGAACTGATCAACATGTTGATCGGCTGCTCTCGTGAGGTGTTCAGCGCCGCGATCTATGCGGGTCAAGAAGAAATGCCCGATCTGCCCGCAATGACGGACAAGCAACTCAAGACCATGATCGAGGAAGCTGCGGGCATCGAAGATGTTGAGCGAGCTTATGCAATCGCTCGTGAGCGTCTTTCGAATGAAGAGGCTGGCGTAAGAAGTGAACTCACGATGAAGCAGATGAAAGAAGACTCCCTGAATGAACTGAAGGAGCAGATCGAGAACGAACGGAAGAACGCGGACGCTTTTGAAGCTACGCGTCAGGTAAGGGTGAAATCGTTTCTCACGCAGGCAAACTACGCTGAAGAGATGGCGAAACAGAGAATCCAGAAGATTAACGAACTCAGCCAAAGCGCTCTAGAAGAAGAACTCAAAACGCTCACAGAGACCTCTGACACGTCCTCTGCTGCGCAGAAGGCGCTCGAAACCGCCCAGACTGCGCTGAACGAAGAACAGCGCGCTATGGCTCGTCTAGAGGCGCTTGAGCAGCAAGCGTTCATCAAGTACGAGAAAGCTCAAAAGGCGGTTGAGTCCGTTGATGACGACGTGAACAAACCCTGTGCGATGTGTGGAAAACCGGGTGATGTTACCGACCGTGCCCACCTTCTCGCTCACCGTCAGAAGGATGTCGAAGATGCTGAACGAGCGTACAACAACGCGCGCCACGCTGTAGTCGAGCAGCAGACCAAAGTCACTAAGGCGCAGGTTGCAGTATGCGAGGCGGGACGCGAAGTCCCGGACATGACCAGCGTTGTCAAGCGTCAAGGCGAAGTCATGACTCTCTTGAAGGAAATAACGGTTCTGAAAACCGAAGGTCGTTCATTTGTCATGAAGGCGCGCGAGAACCGTACTCTCGCTGAAAACGCGAAAACTGAAGAGAACCCGTGCGTCGTTCGGATCGACGCTTTGAACGTTCGCCTGAATAACTTGCTTGATGCTATCGCGAAGCATGAAGAGAAATACAAGCAGGGTTGCGAGAAGGTCGAAACGCTCAAGGCGGTCGTGAAGATTTTCGGTCCCGCAGGTGTTCGCGCTCACTTGCTTGATACCGTCACGCCATTCTTGAATGAGCGCACGACGGACTATCTGTCGGCACTTTCTGACGGGAATATCAACGCGACGTGGACGACACTGACATCGAATGCAAAGGGTGAGCTGAAGGAAAAGTTCAGCATCGAGGTTGTGAATAGCGAAGGCGCTGCGACTTACAAGGGATTGTCTGGCGGGGAGAAACGTAAAGTACGACTTGCGACGGCCCTTGCGCTGCAAGACCTTGTCGCTTCACGAGCGGCAAAGTCAGTTGATTTGTGGATCGGTGACGAAATTGATGATGCGCTTGACCCTGCCGGTCTCGAACGTCTGATGGGCATTCTTGAGCGGAAGGCCCGCGAGCGCGGCACCGTTCTTATCATCAGTCACAACGAACTTAAGGACTGGTGCGACTCCGTGATGACAATCACAAAGGAAAACAAGCAATCGAGAATTGAGGGCGCTTGTTGTGAGTGAGGTTAGCTCGGATGCAGAAGAAACTCTTTCACAACGAGCGTACATTGCTCGGCGGTTGATCGGAAATGTCTACGAGCTTTCTGGTCCATGCAAGATGGTCGTTAAGACAATTGAGGGGAAATACTTCACAAAGCCGTTTATTGGCGAAGAAGAATTTGTTCTCGGTAATGTTTACACCTCCAAGACAGGTAAAATCATTCTTGTCTTTGCCACAACTGGTCAGACAAATTTAAGAGAAGTGGTTTCTGTCGAAGTGCCCTTGGGGCAATGTTCGCTATTCACGAATTTCGAACAGGATTACTCAGAGGCTTTGTATAAAGCATTGTTTAATGAGGGCATGGTTGAGAAAGAAGTTCAAAAAGACATAAAGGATTTGTATGCAGACCGCGAAGACTTTGGTAGCTGGTGAAGTGGGTGATAAGAAGGCATTTGTGCTCGCATTCGGGGCGGTGTTTGCAGCGGGTGCTCATGGTACTCAGCGTAGAAAATACACCGGAGAGCCATACGTCTATCATTGCGTAGAGGTAGGTGCTCACATAGTGCTTGCATCAGCGAAGGACTCTCGTCTGACCGACGATGTAATTATCGCCGCAGCGCTACACGACGTGCTTGAGGACACAGCGGTAACTTACGACGTGATTAAAGAGAATTTCGGCCCAGTGGTCGCTGATCTGGTGGTCGAACTCACGGACGTTAAGACGGAGGGTAATCGAGCGCAACGCAAAGCTGCGGATCGAGAAAGGCTCTCGAAGGTGAGTTATGAGGCGGCGTCAATCAAGTATTGCGATTTGATCAGCAATACGAAGAGCATTTCCGAGCATGACCCTAAGTTCGCTTCACTATACTTGCAAGAGAAGAGAATGCTTCTTCAAGTAATGAGGCAGGGAAATCAAGCCCTGCTGAGCGAAGCGGAACATGTGCTTGAGCAGGCAGAAAAGAAACTAAGTAACAACTGAGGTAATAATGGCAAGAAAAATCAAGGTGGTTGGTTTCGACCCCTCAATGAGTAATTGGGGTGTCGCAATCGCAGAGGTCGATATCGAGACTCTTAAGGTCGAGATTATCAGCCTGAAGCTG